GGGTCTTACTACCGTCCGATTCATTCCGTCTGCACAAAGCGCAGTTGCCACGCTGGAAGCACTACGGGATCCGAAGTAATTCGGTGAACCCACATGACGGTTGCTTGCCTTACCCATGATTTCGCCGAACGTTCCGCCGTCCGTGTTCCTGCATTTCTTCATCCCAGCGTCGGTCGCCTGTTGGCATATGCCGTCATCGGCGCGTATCGACCAGGATCAAAGAGGTTGGAAATAATGCGTTTGTTTGTCAGTATTTGCTTGTGACCCCCTCACATAGAAACGAACCATACCACAAACTTGCCGGGGTTGGTTTGGATCATTACGCCAAATACCTGCCAGTTCGGATTCTTGCCGCAATGTGGTACACTCAAGTCCCCCGGAAGCATGGCGCGTAGATCGAAAGATCCGCGCCATGTTTGTTTCCGGAGCAGGAAATACAGGTGAAAGTGGAATGTTGACGGCATCGACACAGCCGGCAAACTATGTCGATCTGCATAAACCTGTGAATAATTTGAACCTATATGCAGACAGCAGCGCGTTGCCGCGCCCTGTCCCGTCGGTAGGTTCTTTACCCCATTGCCTGGGAAACGAGGGTTGTACCTCACGGCCTTGTGCCTCGTCGCAAGTGGGAGTCTTACCCACATCACCGCTCAAACAATATACCTCTAAATTTTGTCAACAAACTCATGTTGATGGCGTTGACAGTCGATATACGGAGGAGTACCTTGTGTCAATCAATGACGCGTGTCACTGATAACGCAAGCAAGAAAGGTGCATGACATGCCAAACACACGGCCACAAAGATGGGCGCAAAAAGAAGGTGAGCGCGAAGGTGCGCAAGCAGTTCAGCGATTAGCAAACGAACAGGCAAAGGAACCTGCGCTCAAAATAAGTGATGTAAGAGAACTGTTTAAGACGAAATACGGATTAACCGTATCACGCGCAACTCTTCACCGATGGATGCACACGCAACAAATAAAGCACTTTTGGGTTGGTGGTCAACGCTTTACCACCGAAACAGACATTGCAGCGTTTATTGCAATTGGCGTGACTGAATAAACATTGACCGCGCACCAACCCCCGCGAGGGGGAAGGATGCGACAGCCGATACTGTTGCAACGCACCTAGTTTGAGAGGACTAATCGTGACCACCAAGTTCAAAGTTACCGTTACTGACGCACAAACCAACCCGCACCTCGCTCGCATCTACTGTGACGTTCTTGTTGCCGCTGCTCGCGAGATCAACGATGCAGTCAGCCAGCGCGTGATTCGCGCTCACAACGAACGCGCCTGTGTGGACGTTGACAACGAGTTTGCATTTGACGCTTGCATTGACGAAATTTACGCCGCTGAGGCCGCGTTTCTTTGCGCTCACCGCGACACGGAGGTGACCCTGTGAACATCTTTGACTACGCAGAGGCTCAACGCCGCAAAGAAGTTGGAATGCACCAAGCGGCTGAGGCTCGTCCAACCCTGCTTGCTGACGCACAAACAATTGCCAAGCGTGTTGCCTCGCGCTGGGAAGTTGTAACGTCCGATGATGTAGCAGCCGAAATGATGGCTGTTGGGTTGCGGTACGAGGATCTAGGAAACGCAGCCGGCAGCGTGTTCCGGTCTGACTTTGCGTGGACAGGGCGCGTGACATCGTCGATTCGACCATCAACGCACGGACGAATGATCAAAGTTTGGAGACTTAAATGACTAAGCAAATCATGCAAATAGATGTGTTGTCCGAATGGGTTACCGATGACCGGGCTGCGGAGTATCTGAGCGAACACGTTGTCACCGCTACGCTTGAGGTGCAATGGCAACACCACAAGCCCGGACACTACACCGGGGTGCATGGCTGGGAATTGATCTCTTGGAACATCCTTGAGATTGCGCTTGACGATGTCGAATTAACTGACCAAGACATTGTCCCATCAGACTTCCCGATGGCCGAGGTACGCGCTGCGCTTGAAGATGCGGAGCAGGTACGCAAGTACATTGCTAATCGTCCACCGGAGGACGCATGAAATACCTATCCGTATGCTCAGGCATTGAAGCGGCAACCGTTGCATGGCATCCCCTTGGCTGGGAGCCTGTCGGATTCTCGGAGATCGAACCCTTTCCAAGCGCGGTTCTCGCGCATTATTACCCTCACGTTCCCAACTTTGGGGACATGACTAAATTTCAGGAGTGGCCGTTAGATGCAGGAGCAATTGACATTCTCGTGGCTGGAACCCCATGCCAGTCCTTTTCAGTTGCAGGACTCCGGCAAGGACTTAAAGACCCACGCGGAAATCTCATGCTTACCTACCTTGCAATCGCTGCACGTTTACGGCCTCGATGGGTTGTTTGGGAAAACGTCCCCGGTGTCCTGTCGTCAAACGGAGGACTTGATTTTGGTTCCTTCCTCGGGGGGCTACGGGAACTGGGGTATGGGTTCGCGTACCGAGTGTTGGACGCTCAATGGTGCAGAACACACGGGCATCCCCATGCCGTCCCGCAGCGCAGGCGTAGAGTCTTCGTTGTTGGTTGCCTCGTTGAGCGAGGTGCTAGAAACTGGGACGCTGCCGCAAAGGTATTGTTTGAGCAGCAAAGTGTGCTTAAAAATTCTAAAGCGAGCGGATCGACGCGGAAAAAAATTGCCTCAGATGTTGAGGGACGCGCTGGAACAAATTGCGTTGCCATTCAAGGCAATTTAATTGGGCGCGACAAAGGTGGGCCAACAGGTGTAGGCGCATCAACAGACGAAGTTATGTACACGATGACTAAAGCAGATGTGCATGGAGTAACGCAAGCCATGACCGTGCGCCGTTTAACCCCACGCGAGTGCGAACGCTTACAAGGGTTTCCGGACGACTACACGCTGATCCCTTGGCGCAAGAAGGCGGCTGGCGACTGCCCGGATGGGCCGAGGTACAAGGCCTTGGGAAATAGTATGGCTGTAAATTGTATGGCCTGGATCGGGGAACGCATTGCTGCCGTTGAGGCAGGGGAGGACAAATGAAACGATCACTTGACGTCAAGCGACCAACACGGTCAGGCCGAGCAGCGCGTGTGTGGACATTACCGATACCAACAACCTTATTTGGAAGGACGGCATGAGCAATCAAGAAGACAACCGATGGGCGCGGCCTGTTATGGATGACGTTTCATGGGATCACGCAACAGGCATCCCCGCGTTCCTCAACGAGCGCATTATTCGCGAGGGACTCGCAAAGCATGTCGGCTTGCCGGCAATGATTATTGTCGCCGGCGACCCCATGCTACACCGCGTTGACGAGGGTGATGGGAATCCCGTGTTTCAGTACTGGCGGTCAGCCGTGTACCTCATCAGTTCAACGCCAACGGGCATTGAGGGGACGCGGTTCTCAAGTCTGTGTGTCCGCGACCCGGAGGACACCATTGAGTCGGTGCGTGACGATTTGCTTAACAAATGTGTCAACTTTATCACCAAGTGTGAACCATCAACCAAGATCAAATATGTCTCCTAAATTACCACCGCTTGGCTGCCTGACCGTGACCCTGCGGAAGTGGGGCGACTCGGTCATTATCAACGACGAGGACGGAAACCAAATCGCGCAGATTTATGCGCAAGTACAGGGTTCTGAAATCAACGATCGCATCAGAGTCTCTATCCGGGCTGAACAGAAATACAAAATCGTAAGACATAAGGATGGACTATGAGTCAACCACCAGCGCACTTCTACGAGGAACTGCTGAACGAACGCGGACGAGTCATCACAGAACTTCGCACTCGGTTGTTCGACTTGCAGCAGCAATCGCGCATGCTTGGAGTCATTGGCGGGGTCATTGATAGTGGCGTAGAATTTGACAGAACGAAGGCAGCGGAAGAGATCAAGTCATTGCTTCAAACAATTAACAGGAAAGTGCCATGAAAAAATTGAGTCCATTTATTGTTGAGGGTGTGCGTGTTGACAAGGAAGCCGGTATGCGTCAGTGCGATATTGCCGTGAAGTACGGCATCAGTGCTGGCAGCGTGTCGCGGATCTTGCGTGGTAGCCGACACAAAGTGAAGGCTGCCAATGTCAACGTCTAACGATGGTTTTTGCGGCGTTCCTGCTGGGGGGCGTTCCCCCGGCAGGGACGTTTTACTTCTTGAACTACGAATCAAATTGCTTGAAGCGCAACTTGCGAAAGCGCAAGCGGAATGCGATTGTTTGAGGGAAACGGTGAGAAGTAAATTTGTTGAAAAACTTGACAGAGTTATGTATTCGGGGGAAGGATGATCGAAGTCGAGGACATCGTTGACCGCATTGCGACCTCTGAGTCAACCGATCCCCTGCTCCTTGAGGCATCGACTGAAATCCAATACCTACGCGCTGAACTTGCTCGCGAAATTGCCAACCGATACAAGGCGCGTGGAACCGATGATGATTGAATTCCGAGTACCGGGCATCGCTGCTCCGCAGGGCAGCAAGAAGGCGTTTAGGACGCGGGGTGGACGCATTGCCCTCGTAGAGTCCTGCGCTCGCGTGAAGCCCTACAGAGCGACCGTAGCCCTTGCTGCGCGTGAGGCGTGGGTTGATGTGCCAACAAACGGGACGGTGGGCGTGTCGATTGCGTTTACGTTTATCAGGCCGGCAAGCCATTACAACGCAAAAGGCGTACTCCGCGCCGGCGCAGCGACCCACCCAGGCAAAGGGATCGGAGACATTGACAAGTTGTGCCGGGCTGTACTCGATGGTCTTACTGGCGTTATCTACGCCGATGACTCGCAAGTTGTAAGTCTTGTTGCCACCAAGGCATACGGAAATACTGCTGAAACTCGCATTTCCATTTACATTACTCCTTGACAGTAGGTTGTCAAGTGGTATAGTCATCACATTGACACATGTCGTGTCAGTCGTGCGCGGCGTTCCGCGCAGTCACTAGAGAGGACTTCACATTGCAACGTAGCGAAACAATCGGAGAGTTGGCGAAGGCACTGGCGGCGGCGAACGGCCACATCAAGAACCCCAACTTGGACGCGGTCAACCCGCACTTCAAGTCGCGGTACGCCAGCCTGGGTGCGATCATTAACGCGGTACGCGCACCACTTGCAGCGCAGGGTATCAGCGCGGTTCAGACCGTCAGCAACGATGGAGGATCGGTCGGCGTGACCACTACACTTCTGCACTCAAGCGGGGAGTGGATGGCTGAGACAATTTGGTCTGCCCTTCCTGACCGTGCAACGGTGCAGCAGTTGGGGTCGAGCATCACCTATTTGCGCCGCTACTCACTCGCAGCCATTACTGGCATTGTCGGCGAAGAAGACGATGACGGCAATGCCGGCAGCACAGGCGACCGCAATGACCGCCCTGAGCCTCGCAAGACGTTCAAGCCAACCGAAGCCAAGGGTGCGGCTCCGGCTGCTCCCAAGGCATCTGCGCCCCCTGCAAAGGCAGCACCCGTCAAGGCAGAACCTGCCAAGGACAGGATCGTGTCCGATGCGTACCCCGAGGAATACGCTGGGGTATTCAAGATCATTCGCGTTGTGGCGCGACCAGGCAAACCGTACGCCGTTCAGGCCGAGGGTGAGCATGGTGTCGCTTGGATTGCAACGAGTGTGGAGGAATACGCTAAGTTGCTAAGTGACACTATTGGCAACTCCATCACCCTTGACGTTGAGCGTATCGGCGACACGCTACAGATCATGCGCTGCCTCGGCAACGTGAAGGCCGTGAAAGAGGAGATTTTCTAATGTCGCTCTACGCCATAACAACCGAAATGCAAACCATTCTTGATACCGTGCTTGACGGCGGCATTGATTCAGTTGAAGCGCAGGACGCGCTCAACGAGCATCTCACGGGTCTTGATGTTGCCCTCGACATCAAGGCTGAATCCTATGCAGGATTTATTCGTGAGTTGGAAATGCGAGCGGAGTCGAGGGGCAAGGAAGCCTCTCGAATCCGTGCGCTTGCCGCGGCTGACGATGCGCTGGCTACACGCCTTAAGGAAGGGCTGAAGGCGGCAATGGAGCAGACTGGCAAACTGAAACTTGAAACCCCGCGTTTCAAACTTTCGGTCGCCGGCAACGGGGGCAAGCAGTCGCTTGAGATTGACGATCCGTCTGCACTTGACCCCGCTTTCCAACGTATTGTCCGCGAGCCTGACAAGGATGTCATTCGATCCGCACTTGACAGCGGCATTGAAATTGCGGGATGCCGTTTGCTTCCACGCGGGACAAGTCTGCGAATCCGCTAGACTGAACCCGTCCGATCCTCTCCCCCTGCGTCGTAGCACCACACACTGCGGCGTAGGGGTTTTTCATTCCGTCCGTCTGTAGCCAAGTTTCCACAACAGGTGCGCAATATCGGTAGCCGTACGCGCCACAGCGTCTTCGTCTAACTCAGGACGCACGGCATGTAGTGCTTCGTGGATGACCGTATCAAGTCTGTCCTTCTCGCACGGCCAGGTTGCAATGCGGATGATGCGACCGCGCACAACACCGGGGTCAACCATGTCGCCGTAGTCGCGCATGTTGTGAACGAATCGAAGCGTCCAGTACTTGCCACCAAGTCGTACTCGCATGGCGACACCTCAGTGTGCAAGAGTGAATTCGGGAGTCAACTGATAAGCAGTTCTACTTGGGTGGTCGCCGTGCGCTTTAATCGTTTGCTTTGCAAGCACCAACTTCATCCACACCGCACCAATGACTTCCGGGCCGCGCCCCTGCTCAACGTGCCAGCCAACGTGACCGTCATCGAACTCGTCTTTGTACGTCCCTGTGCGAACGTGGTATTGCAGGTCAGACACCACCCTGCATCCACCCTTGTCGCACACTAACCGCTCGCGTGACAGCGGCATAAACCACTGCTTGTGAACGTGACCCTGCACCACAACGTCAGCGTCAGGTGTGACAGCCGCAGCGCGTCTGATCTTCAGCGTGTCAAACGACATCAACGCTGCGCCACCAGCACCGTGGAAGTACTTGAGACTAAGTGTGTATCGCTCCGTACCAATCTCGGCTAGGAAACGAACCCATCCTCCGTACCCACCTGGGTGGACTTTGACCTTTGCTATCTGCGACATCCGCTCGCATGTGCGCTCGGTAAGGTCTGTCTCGCAGTTCTTCAGGATTGCAGTCTCATGGTTCCCGCGACCAATGACAATGAAGTTCTTTGAGAACGGCGCGTAGAAATCTGCTGCATGACGCACTAAGGAATCGAGGTAGTCTGAAGCAGTTGCATGCTCTTCACGAATACCCGCTTTGTTGCGGCGAGGATCGAATTTACCCTCGATCGCACAGTGCATATCGCCGACATCAATGATTCCCGCATTGCGACTCCTTGCCATCTCTAGATGTTTGAGTTCAAGCGCATGGTCAGCATGCGGGTTGTCGTGATGGCGATCCCCGGACAGTAGGAACCACCATTCATTCTGCTTCGACGTACAATCTAAGTCAACAAGGTGTATGTTTCTTGCCGCTGCCCGTACGTTGAAGGGGATTTTTGCCATTACAGTTTGTGACCGTACTTTCCTTTGATGAACCATCCGGCTCCAAAGCCGAGGCAACCGCACAAAGCACACGCCCAAACGCTACCAAGCAATGATGAGAAATCTGCAAGCATTACGGTGTCTCCTTTTTGCCAGCCCGTGCCTTCTTGAAGGCCGCGTCGAAGTATGGATCTGAGGCGCGACGGGCTGCGATATATTCGCGAGCGTCTTCAGGTTTCGATGGATTAAGCATACTTGCGGCAAGGTCTGCGTCCTGACGCTGTTTGCGAGGAAGCCAGCCTATGGCAAGTCTTATCATTGTCCCAAGGCCGCTTGACCATAGCAGATAGCACACGCCCACTACGATGGCTGCTGCCGCGATCATCCACACCGTATTGAGCCAAGCACTCTCCTTGTCCTCAACGCCTCCTAGGGCAATGTGGATGCCT